GGTAGGGAACCCCCCGGTTTTCGAGCGTTTTTGAATAATTCTAAATCCGGCTTTGACTTGGTCCTGCGGGGTCATTTCGGGGCGGTGCGCTTCCCATGTCGGGAGGCGTCGGGCCGCGCAAACGGCCTTTCGCACGGGGCATGTTTTCGAGGCATTCCCGCCGACCACGCCCTCGCTTCTGGTCGCTCCCTCCCATCGCGATGGGTGGCGGCCTTATGGGGCGATTCTCCAAAATGACGAAAGACAATTCTGAGCCGCATGCGGATGCGGTTGTGACGGTTGCGCTGCGCCGGGTTGCGGACCTTGTTCCGTATGAGAGGAACACCCGGGTCCACAGTCCGGAGGTGGTTGCTCGGCTGGTGGCGATCATCGGCGAGATGGGCTGGACGTCGCCGATCTTGGTGGACGGGCAGGGCATTGTCGCGGGCCACAAGCGGCGACTGGCGGCACTGTCGATCTACGCCGATGGCGGCACGATCCGCCTTCCCGGCGGGCATGTGCTGCCTGATGGTACCGTCCCGGTGATCGACGTGACGGGTTGGACAGAGGCGCAACGCCGCGCCTATGTGATCGCCGACAATCAGACGACTATCGAGTCTGAGTGGGACGGCGAAATGTTGAAGCTGGAACTCGGTTGGCTTGCCGACCAAGGCTTTGACATGGACCTGACCGGGTTCGATGACGAAACGCTGGCGGCTGCGCTGGCATCGATCGATGGCGAAGATGCGCCGGAACCACAGGCTGATCCTGATCCGTTGCGCGTCAGCTTGGCCGACCGCTTCGGGGTGCCGCCCTTCTCTGTGCTGTCCGCTCGCGATGGCTGGTGGCAGGATAGGAAGCGCGCATGGCTGCGGCTTGGCATCATGTCGGAGCTGGGCCGGGGCGAGGGTTCGATCAACGAGGCGGCACCGGGCGGATCAGCGCGGCCACTCGACAGGATGCGGGCGGCAAAGGCCTCCCCAGGGGGAAGCCCGCGTCCAGCGGCGAACTATGGACAGACCAAGGCGCGCGGCGATGGCCGTGGGCGGGAGGTTTGACCAATGGCCCGGAAGAAAGGAACGACATTCGACAATCAATCCGGCCTCACAGCTATCCAGCAGCAGGGCCGCAGGCGTCGTGCGAATGCAGAACCTGCGGGCGGCGGGGGAGGCGGTTGGGCGAAGTTCAACGAGGACGCGGCGCGGCGAAGGGCTGAAACCCTTCCTGCAGGACTGACGTTCGGGGCGATGGAGAGTTTTGACGGTGCGGGCCGCGCGATCAGCGGCACGTCGATCTTCGACCCTGTGTTGTGCGAACTTGCCTATCGCTGGTTCTGCCCACCGGGTGGTCTGGTTCTTGACCCATTTGCAGGCGGCTCTGTGCGAGGGATTGTCGCGTCGAAACTGGGGCGGCGATACCTTGGTGTTGACCTTCGGCCCGAACAGATCGAGGCGAACCGCTTGCAGGCCGAGGCGATATGCGAGGATCCCCGCCCGGAGCGGATCGTTGGCGACAGCCGCGAAATCGGTGCGCTGGCGGCGGGTGTGCAGGCGGACTTCCTGTTTTCCTGCCCGCCCTATGCAGACCTTGAGGTCTACAGCGACGATCCGGCTGACCTTTCCACGCTGCCCTATGCGGCGTTCCGCGAGGCTTATTTCGAGATTGTGGCCGAGGCGGCAAAGCTTCTGCTGCCGGATCGTTTCGCCTGCTTCGTGGTGGGCGAGGTCAGGGGAAAGGACGGGGCATACTACGGCTTTGTGCCTGACACGGTTGAGGCGTTCCGGCGCGCTGGCCTTGCGTTCTACAACGAGGCGATCCTCGTGACGGCGGCGGGGTCGCTCCCGATCCGGGCTGGGAAGCAGTTCGACGTGGGGCGGAAGATCGGCAAGACGCACCAGAACGTGTTGGTATTTGTCAAAGGCGATGCGCGGGCGGCGACGGCGGCAGTCGGCACGGTCGAGGCTGGCCCGATGATGGACGAAGAATGAAGCAGGCTGGCGCGGTGGGGTTTCTTGCCGCGCCGCCAATCAGGCGATCTTGTAGCGGGCTTTCAGGGCGTCGATCCCGGAAGCAATCAGCGCGTCAGGGTCTTTGCCGAGGCTCCGATAGAAGCGCGGGTTATGGCCTGCCTCATGGGCGCGGACGATGGTGGCGGCATGCTCTCCCAAGTCAGGAAAGCGGGCCGCAATGCGAAGCGCGAGGGTCCAATCGCTTGACGCGGCGGCGGCTCTCAGTTTCGAGATTTTCGTTTCCATCCAGACACCTATCGACCTTTTACTCGGTCTAATCCCTCTCGGATTGGCTTCCAACTCCACACGGTGCGAGAACATGGCCGAAGGCAAAGAAACTGCCGAACAGAAGCAGGGCGAAATCACAATCGAGCAGGCAGGGCGGTTGCTGGACCTCACCGCCGAGCGCATCCGGCAGCTGATTAAGGAAGGCTATATCGAGAAGACGCGATACGGCCACACGACGCTGGTATCCGCGGTGCGCGGCTATGTCCGCTTCCTCAAAGAGAAGGCCAGTGACCGCACACAGAATGCGGCCGAGAACCGGGTGCGTGACGCGCGGGCGCGGGAGATCGAAATGCGGCTTGCCCGCGAGGAGCGCGAGCTGATCCCGCAAGAGGAAGCACAGCAGGCCATGATGATGCTGTCGACGTTCGTCGCGCAGCAGTTCCAGGGCCTGCCCGCGCAAATCACGCGCGACATGGCGCTTCGCAAGCAGATCGAGAAGAACCTTGACCAAGCGCAAGAAAACATCGCCGCAGCGCTCGGAAAACTTTCGGGCTTTGTGCAGAACGGCGGCGATCCTCCTGAAACCCTCACGAAAGGTCTATCCTGACGAGTGGGGGGCGGCGAACCGAACCTATCCGCCAACAACGGGCTGGCCGGGGCCACGCAACCCGCAGATCACAGGCTATCTGATCCCCTTCGGGCGGGCGATCCACGAGGGCAAATACAAGCGGGTGGTGGCTGTCACCGCCGCTCAGTCGGGCAAAACCGAGACGTTCCTTGACGTGATGGGCGCTCGGTTGGACCAGAGGCCCGCACCGATCCTCTATGTCGGGCCGTCGCAGGATTTTGTGACCGATCAGTTCGAGCCGCGCCTGATGGGGCTTTTGGACGAGGCCCCCACGCTTGCCGCCAAGGTCGCAAGGGGCAAGGCGTCGAAGAAAACGCAAAAGTGGATCGCGGGCGTCAAGGTCCGCCTCGGCTATGCGGGGTCATCGACCAGCCTGAAATCTGACAGTTTCAGCCTCGGCTTGGTGGACGAGTATGACGAAATGACCGCCAACGTGAAAGGGCAGGGCGACCCGTTGGGGCTTGCCGACGCGCGGGGCGAAACCTTCGCCGACTTCGTGATCGCCGTCACCTCGACCCCTTCTAAGGGCCTTGTCGAAACGGAGGTAGACCCGGTTTCGGGGCTTGAGTTCTGGAAGGTCGGCGATCCGCAGCAGATCGAAAGCCCGATCTGGCGTCTGTTCCAGCAGGGGACGCGGCACCACTTCGCATGGGCCTGCCCGCATTGCGCGGAACACTTCATTCCGATGCGGAAGCATTTGAAATGGCCGAAAGGGGCGTCGCCCTCACAGGCGCTTCGGGAGGCCTATGTCGCATGCCCGAAGTGCGGAGGCGTGATTGAGGACCATCACAAGCCAGCCATGATCGCGGGCGGGGTCCAGATCGCGCCGGGGCAGACTATCGAACAGGCCCGCGCCTGCGAAAACGAGCCGGACGTCACCACCTGGTCGTGCTGGACTTCCGGGTTGTGCAGCCCCTTCGTCACCTTTGGTCAGCGGGCGCAGAAGATGCTCGACGCGATGGCGACGGGCGAGCCTGACAAAATCCAGACCGTGGTGAACGCCAACTTCGGCGAGTTGCATAGTCTGGTCAGCGCCGAGGACAGGCCGACATGGGAGGCCGTGAAGAAGCGGGCTCAGGCCAGCCCCTACAAGGCGGGCGAAATTCCGGCCGAGGCGGTCAATCTTGTGATGGGCGTCGATGTGCAGCGCATGTCGCTCTACTGGACCGTTCGCGCCTTTGGGCCGCGCGGCACCAGTTGGAACGTCGATCATGGCCAGTTGTTTGGACCGACTGAGCAGGATGCGGTGTGGGACGACCTTGCAGACCTGATGCTTCAGCCTTTCGGCGGCATGATGGTGGAGTTGGTCGGGGTGGACTCCGGCTTCCGCCCGGGTAAGCCGGAGGCTGTGCCGGAGCACAAGGTCTATGAGTTCGCGCGCAAATGGCCGAAGTGGGTGGTGCCGACCAAGGGCCGAGACGTTCAGAACCCGCCCTACAAGGTCAGTCAGATCGAAGTGAAAACCGACGGTAAGAGGCGGGCCTATTCGATCAAGCTGGCGTGGCTGTCTACGGACTTTTTCAAGAGCCTGTTCACGGCGCGCCTGTCTCTGCCTCTCGGATCAATGGGTGCATTCTATCCGCATTCGGAGACAACGGAAGATTACTGCAAGCACCTCACTTCCGAGGCTCGGGTGATCGAGGGGGGCAAGCCGAAGTGGGTGGCAACGTCCAAGGACAATCACTGGCTGGACACGGAGGCGATCTGCGAGGCGATGGGCTACACGCTCAACGTTCAGCGGAACCCGGAAATGTCGCGGACCGAGAGGGCCGAGGACGAGCGGGGCGAGGAGCAAGAAGCACCCCCGCCCGAACCGAAGCGGACGGGGCTTCCGCGCAAACCCGCGCCGGAGCCGACGAACCAGCCGCAGGACAGCCTGAAATCGCGGTTCGCGCGCTTCGGGCAGAAAGCCAACCAAAAGGTGAGGTGACGCAATGTCGCTGATGTCGAAAGCCCTCTCCTTCCTCAGCCGGGAAGGGGAGCCGCAAGCTGTTGCGCCCCCGGTCCCCCGTGCATCGGGCTACATGCGGGGCAACCGTGGTGTGGTCTTTGGCGGCTGGCGGCCCGCGCTGCGCGATCATCAGGACGCCATCGGTGAGGCATGGGAGGCCGCCGCCGCCCGTGCGATGGAGGTGATCGTCAACTCAGGCTGGCTGGCGGGGGCGATAGATCAGGCCGTTGCAAACACGGTTGGCACGGGGCTGCGTCTCAAAGTGCAGCCGGAGAACAAGCTGTTCGGCATGTCGGATGCGGAAGCGCAGGCATGGGCGCGCATGGTCGAGGCCAAGTTCGAACTGTGGGCAGGCGACAAGCGTGAATGCGATATCGAAGGCCTTCGGACCTTCGGCCAGATGCAGGGCGCGGTCTATCGGATGTATTTCCCAACCGGGGAGGTGCTGGCAGAACTGCCTGTTCGTCGCCGTGGGTTCTCCAAGACCCTGACTAAGGTGCGGGTCATGTCGCCCCACCGCATCAACCGCGACAACAACAACATGCTGCGGCTGGTGAACGGGGTTTACCGGGACGCCGACGGCCTGCCGATCGGTTACAGGGCGCGCAAGAAAGACCCGATCCTCGGCGAGTTCGACTATGACGTGGCCGCCTATGACGCCTACGGGCGTCAGCGGGTGGTGCATATTTTCGAAGGCCTGCCGGAAACGAACCGTGGGATTTCACCGCTGGCCCCTGCGCTGCAGGTGGCCCGTCAGTTCGACCAGCTTTCCGATGCAACCCTGACGGCGGCAATCGTTCAGACCTTGTTCGCGGTCACCATCAAGTCGGAAGCGCCGACGGAGGAAGTGATTGAAGGCCTTCTGACTACGCAGGAACGGGCGCAGATGAACCGTGAGGGCGGCACCACCCCATTCGAGGCGTATCTCGACGCGCATCAGGGCTACTATGACGGCTCGACGTTGAACGTCGGCATTAACGGGCGGCTGTCGCACCTGTTCCCCGGCGACGAGATGGAATTCCACTCGACCAACCATCCGGGGACGGATTTCGAAGCATTCGCGCGGCATCTGCTGCGGGAAATGAGCCGCCCCCTGGGGCTGTCCTATTCCTCGGCGACGGGGGATTACGCCGGATCGACCTACTACACGCTCGGCAAGTCGAATGACGATGAGTGGAAGGTTGTCCAGACGCGGCGGGCCAACATCGTCGCGCCATTCTGCCAAGCGGTCTACGAGGCTTGGCTTGAGGAGCAGATCGAGATCGGAGAAGTCACGTTCCCCGGTGGATATCAGGCTTTTCTCAGGAACCGCACAGCGGCCTGTCGGGCGGCATGGCGGGGGACGCCGAAGCCGCAGGCCGACACGCTCAAGGCGGCGAAGGCATGGGAGGCGTTGAAGCGCCTAGGCGTCGTGACGGACCAGATGATCGCCGACGACATGGGCGTGGATATCGAGGACGTCTATGACCAGCAGGTTCGTGAGCGCGAAATGCGGCGTGAGCGCAATCTGCCTGAGCCGGCAGTGATGGGGGCACAGGGCGGCGCGCCCATCGCCCCGGTCGATCCTGAAGACAACCCCGACGACGAAAGGGACGACGGCGATGGCGCTGGCGATCAATGAGGCTGACCCATGCGGGGCGGTGGCGCAGCTGCGCGCCGTCTACGCCTCCATCGTCGCAGGCGAGAAGGCTGAGACGATCACCTTCAAGGCCGGGACGCAGGGGGTTGAGCGGGCCGTCACCTATCACACGGCGGATGCCGCCGCGCTACTGCGGCTGATCCGTGAATACGAGGCGAAATGCGCGGTGGCGCAGGGGCGCAGGCCGCCCCGTTTTGCGCTGCGCGGCGGAGGTATCTGATGGACGATCCGAATGACCTGATCACGCCAGCAGGGGCAGGGCCGACGCTGGTGCATATCGCCTCGCGTGTACTTAACCGCCCCCTTCTACTGCATCCGACCAAGGCCGAGGTGCTGCTCCATGTGTTGGAGGGGCGGCTGAAGCTGGACGGCGGCCTTGCCCCCCTCTCTCCGGGGGCCAATCGCTTCCTCGGAACCCCCCCCAAAGACGGGAAGGGCCGGGGCATGTATCGGGTCTCCGGTTCCACTGCGATCATCACGATTGAGGGGAGCCTTGTGAACCGGGGCGCATGGATCGGCACGGACTCCGGTCTGGTCAGCTACGAGGGTATCGCGGCACAGCTTCGCGCCGCCCGCGACGACACCGAGGTAAAGTCGATCCTGCTGGATATTGACAGCCCCGGCGGCGAGGCGACCGGGATGTTCGCGACGGCGCAGCTGATCGCGGAGATCGACAAGGTCAAGCCGGTGGTCGCCTTTGTTAACGATATGGCGGCTTCGGCGGCCTACGGGCTGGCTTCGGCGGCGCGGGAGATTCTTGTCTCACCAACCTCAGTCGTCGGGTCAATCGGGGTCGTGATGACCCACATGGACCGATCTGGCGAATTGGCGACAAAGGGCATCAAGCCGACGCTGATCTACGCCGGATCGCACAAGGTCGACGGCAACCCTTTCGGGCCTCTGTCCGATGCGGTGCGGGCTGACCTACAGGTCGAAGTGATGAAGTTCTACGACCAGTTCACGTCGCTGGTCGGGGAAGGCCGTGGCGAAAAGCTTCCGGCCGACAAGGCGCGCGCCACCGAGGCGCGGGTCTTTCTCGGGCAGGAGGCCGTTGATCGCGGCCTCGCCGACCGGGTCGCATCGCTCGACGCGGTGCTGGCCGATCTTTCCACGAAACGGGCCACGGCCCAAAGCAAGAGGAGTTCGCCCATGTCGGGTGAGAATGACAACGCTGTGCCGCAGGCCCAGCACACCGCCGCCGTGGCCACCGCCCGCGCCGAAGGCGCTACGGCTGAGCGGACGCGCATCAAGGGCATCATGACCCACGCCGAAGCCGAGGGCCGCGAAACGCTGGCTACCTCTCTGGCCCTTGAAACCGACATGTCCGTCGAGGCGGCTGGCACGGTCCTCAAGGGGCAGGCCAAGGCGTCTGCCGCCGCCGCTACGTCGGGCATCAAGAGCATCGAGCAGCGCGCCGAGGGTCTGGCCGAGTTCGGCGCTGGCACGGGCCAGAAGCCCGCCGCAGGGGCCGAGGCTGACGCGGGCTACGCGAAGGCGATCAAGAAAATCAACGCGACCGCCTGATCGGCCGCCAACAGGAGAAGCAGACATGACTGTCTTTACAGAAGGCCGGAAGCCCGCCGAGGGCATTCTTTCCGAGGCCAATGGCCAGCGCAGCCGCGACAACGTGGTGATCACTGCCGGGTCTGGCGTGATCGCGCCGATGACCGTGCTTGGCCGCATCATTTCGGGCGCGGTTGCGGTGGTTGCTGGCGCCTCGGGCGCTGGCAAGGGCGCGCTGACCCTTGCGACCCCCGCATTCGGCCCCGACGTGAAAGCGGGTATCTACCGCGTGATCATCGTGGAGCCCGTCGCGAACCTTGGCAACTTCACGGTTGAGGATCCGGACGGCAACACAATTGGCAGCGGTGTGGTCGGCACCCCCTTTGTCGGCCCGATCCGCTTCACAGTAGCCGATGGTGCTACGGACCATGCGGCGGGTGACATCATCACCGTGACCGTCACGGTAGCCGCTGGCTCCGGAAAGC